AGCTGACGATAACGACTACCTGTTCAAAGGTATCGCTACTCGTGCGTTCACTCGTACTTTCGCTGTCGATGACAAGATCGAAGTTAAAGACGCTGAACTTTTCAATGGTATGCTTAAGATTGTTCTTGAGCGTCTAATCCCAGAAGAAAAGAAAGCAAAGAAAGTCCCAGTGAAGACTAAGGGAAGCAAGCAATTTTTACAGGAGGATGGCTATGATGAAGCTGCTGAACGCCTGTAAAGAAATTATTCTTGGCATCTCTGAGGGCATCCAGAAATACAAAACCTACAAGGTAGGTAAAGTAAAATGATGAACTTGCTCAAAAAACTGTCCAAGTTATTTGAGCAAAAATCCCAACTTGAGTTGTATATACTTTCTAAGAATCCACAATCTGCAGCAGATGTAGAACACTGGTCTAGAAATTATTCTCAAAGAAGGGGTTATACATTATGAACAACTGGATTCCAATGACGGACGAAGACTGGGATTGGGTAAACGGCAAAGTGCCACCAAATCCACATAACAAAACAAAGTGAGACCATATGTCTATAACATTAGAAAATCTTGAGGGTGCATTGGCTGGCGAGTCAATGGCTCATATCAAGTATCGTTACTTCGCTAAGATCGCACGTGAAGAAGGTTTCGAGGAAGTTGCTCAACACTTTGAGCATACAGCTGACCAAGAAATCAAGCACGCATGGGGTCATCTAGAATTGCTAATCGGCAAGCCATCCACTAAGGAATGCTTGGAGAAAGCGATCGAAGGTGAGACCTATGAGTTTACTACAATGTATCCTCAGTTTGAACGCCAAGCAAAGATTGAACAAAACATTGAAGCTGTTAAAGAATTCAATGAGCAAGGACGTGAATCAAACGAACATGCTCAACAATTCAAAGCAGTTCTTGCAAAAGCAGAAAAGCGTTTTGCAGCTTTGAAGAAAGTTGAAGAGCGCCATGCTAATGCATATAAACAAGTTTTGGGAGGTCTATGATGGAACATGTATGTGTAGTTTGTGGTCACATCCACGATGAGGAAATTGAAGGTAAGTGGGAAGAACTTCCAGCTGACTTTCTATGCCCTGAGTGTGGTGTAGGCAAAGACGAATACGAAATTATTTAATCATACATTCGTTAGGGGGACTTCGGTTCCCCTAAATAGTTTGTATGAAATCAAAAATAACACACAACCTCGTATCCTTTCAAACGATCCGTCGTGGCGACTGGGTTATGAAAATCTCTGTCTTTAGAGCCAGAGATGTGTTAATCGTTGCACAGCATTATTATGACAATGCGAATGTTATTGTAAAACATTTTACAGATCATGAAGAAGCTGCCCAATTTATAGAATACTTAGCGGAGAGTGATATATGACAGTAAAAGTGATGAAGATGATTAGTGGTGAAGAAATTATTGCTGAGGTAACCAGCACAAGCGAGAAGGGTTACTTCGTTGAAAATCCTGCTGTGGTGATGATGCAGCAAAACGAACAAGGACAACTTGGTGTGGGCTTGATGCCTTACATGCCATACCTTACTGATAAAATCTACATTCATGCTCATGCGGTCGCAGCCGAAGGAAATCCTGAGGTTAAGATGGAAAATGAGTATAAACGTATCTTCGGTTCGGGCATCCAAATCGTAGGGGCTGGCGCCATGCCTAGCCTAAAAAACTAAACCAAAAGGTTTACATTCCTCTGGCTCCCCTCTGGGAGCCTTTTTTTTCCTTTAAAATCAACGACTTAGGATACCCCTACAGGGTGTAGGGTTATTAAAATAATACTTTACAATAAATTGGGTTTGGAGTATAATAACTCTAAGTTAGTCGAAAAGGAGATTGAAATGACTGAATTTGAAAAGAACTGCTACGGTATGTCCGCTAAAGATATCCGTGACCAGTATATGAATTCCTTGACTGCTCGCCTGAGTGGTTTGGAAATGGTTGCGATGGGTGTTCTCTCCGATGCTCAAGAACTCATGTCGTTCGGTCATGAACAAGCAACCGATCAAGCTCGAAAAAACATTAACATCGCAAAGTTTATTCTGTCTGAAATGATGGAAGCTAAAATGTCTGAAGTAGCTTAATTGAAAGGATCTATATTATGAACGTGCTCTACAAAACCCAAACCAAATCTGAAGTCCGTGCTGAGATGGACAAGCAACTGAAAAAGTTTCTGAAGGCTGGTGGCTCCATCGAGATTGTGAAGTCTCGCAAAGCACCCAAGCAGAAAATGACCTGTAAGAATTCCCGTGGGTTTACAACTGGCACCTCTGGCTTCGCTACAGGTATGCCCAGTAAAACAACCTTTTCCCTGTGAGATACTATGAATAAATTTGCAAAGATGAAACAGATTAATGAAAAACACAAAGAGATTCTCTTGATCACTCAAGAAGAATGTGCTGAGGTTACTCAGGCTATTAGTAAAGTATTTCGGTTCGGTATGGAAGATTCATACAAAGGGCAAACAAATCGTGAGCATCTTGAAGAAGAAGTCGGTGACCTGATGTGTATGATTGACCTTCTGATTGATTCTGGTATGCTCGATGAAGCAACTGTGATGGCTGCTAAGAATGAGAAGATGAATAAACTGATGACATGGTCTAGCATCTTTAAAGAAGCAGCATAATGGCTAACGTGCACTTTCAACGTAAGGCTGCTTCTGACGAACTTAGGGATACTTTGTTCTTCGCTACAGGTTCTCGTGTTGAGAAGCAACGAAACCCTGATGACGTCACTCTTACTGTTGAAAATTTTAAAGTCGTCATCAAACACTTTCGAATGATAACTGTGAATGGTGAGAAGTGCCGTTCTGTCCCCGAAGCAAAATTTGTTATACAGGAAATGATACAATGAACATTAATGGTTTTCTCGAGAGCCTTGCGGCAAACAATTCTCGCAACTTCAAAATCGATCAACTAAATGCGAACAGCGATAACGAAGTGTTGCGTGAGGTAGTCCGCTTGGCTCTCGATCCCTTTACGCAGTTCTATCAACGCAAGATTCCAAAGTATACTCCCAACACCAGCGATCATGCTGCTTCGCTGGCTTCTATGTTACCTGCACTCAAAGACTTATCTAATCGTGTAGTAACTGGTAATGCTGCGATTGATCGACTGACTGCTATTCTTGAGGCAGTTAACTCTAACGACGCTAAGGTTATCGAACGAATTATCGAAAAGGATTTGAAATGTGGAGCATCAGTGTCAACCGCAAACGCAGTGTGGACTGGTTTGGTGAGCGAATATCCCGTAATGTTGTGCAGCCAGTACGAGCAGAAACTGGTAGACAAGATAAAGTATCCAGCCTACGTCCAACTAAAAATGGATGGGATGCGGTTCAACGCTATCGTCAAAAATGGTAAGGTAGAATTCCGTAGCCGTAACGGTAAAGAGATTCAGTTGCTCGGTAACTTGGAACAAGAGTTCTTGTTTCTTGCTGATGGTGTTGATTGCGTCTTTGATGGTGAGTTGCTGGTAATGCTGGAAGGCGACCATCAGTTTGCGGATCGTCAGACTGGTAATGGTATTCTCAACAAAGCAAACAAGGGAACTATCTCTGCCAAAGAAGCATCGTTGGTTCACGCTACTGTGTGGGACTTGATTCCGTATGATCAATTTATTAGTGGTCGTTGCGCAACCCCCTACTCAACACGATTCTCTTCTCTGCAACAACTTGTAAAGAAACAGAAGGCTAGTGGTAAAAAGATTTGGCTCGTTTCTAGCGACATGGTTCAAACGCTAGATGAAGCGCAAGGTATCTTCCAAGAATATCTTGCTCAAGGACTTGAGGGTATCATCCTTAAAGATGGTAGTGGTGTTTGGGAAGATAAACGTGCAAAGCATCAGATCAAATTCAAAGGCGAACTAGAATGCGACCTGCGTATCGTTGGAGTACAGGCTGGTACTGGCAAGTATGAAGGTATGCTGGGTGCAATTATTTGCGAATCTGCTGATGGTGTTGTAAAGGTTTCGGTCGGCTCAGGTTTCAATGATGCTCATCGCAAGAATCTGATCACTGAAAAATTACTTGACAGAATTGTCGCAGTCAAGTATAATAGTCGTATCAAGAACAAATTGGGTGAGGAATCTTTGTTCCTTCCTATCTTTGTTGAACTTCGTGATGATAAAGATGTGGCTGACCACAGTAAGGACATCAAGTGATTAAAGAAATTGATGCGGATATCAGAAGCAAGGCTAGTCATATAACTGACTGGATTCCTGTTTCTGCAATCCCCAATGCTGCTCAAAAACATAACACAAGGTTGAAGACCAAAACTTGGTGGAACAATGTGTTCTCTCCTAAGCAGGTTGATAACCATCGTGGCATCTATCAAGTCTCTTTAACTAAACCGAAGCGAATTGTTGATAAAGATATTGGGTATGTTGGTAAGAGTGATTATGTGCCGTATCGTGCGTATAATCTAAAGTCCAGCACTATCTCCGAGAAGATTACCCATCACCAATGTGGTAGGTATTTGAGGTTTATGGGGCATGATGCAGATAATGTTTTTATTCGAGTCTTGTTCTTCGAAGACCTCAATCTCGATGTTATCGAAGATTGGATTCATACATCTATGCGACATGCTTACAGTTATGATAAAGGGTTTGCTTGGGCTGAAGCATCTGGTGGTCCAGCGTCATCAGTTATTCGTGCGTGTGATTCTATCGCTCGTGTTGAAAGCATTGCCCAACTTGAACAGATCCAGAAGTACATAGAACAGCGAAAGGCATTACTGTGATTCTTGAAACTATTATCCGTCAGAAACATTATTTTAACGAAACATCGAAGAAAGATCTTCAGGCTGTCCGTAATTTTTTTGAGAAACATAGTTGGGGTAATGATGGTTGTCCATTTATCCTTGAGTATCCATATCTGACTATTCCTGATATGATCAAAGATAAGTTGATTCACAAAGCATTGAATATTAAATTTGACAGACGTCATCATTGGAGTTCGAAATGAAAGTTGTTATTAATGCGTGTCATGGTGGTTTTGGTCTTTCTAAAGAAGCACAAGACCTGTACGCAAAACTAAAGGGTATTGAACTTGGAGAGTACAACAAGTCATATTTCTTTTATGATAATTTGTCTGTGCATGATATCCCTCGTGATGATCCTGCTCTGATTCAAGTTGTTGAGCAGTTAGGTGGAGAAGCAGCAAACAGATTTTCTGAACTCAAGATTGTTGAGATTCCTGATGATGTTGAATGGACTATCGCAGAGTACGATGGTCTTGAATGGGTGGCAGAAGCCCACCGAACTTGGAGTTAATTATGCGTAAAGAACTAGACGAAGCACTATGTGCAAAGTATCCGCTGGTCTTTAAAGATCGTCATGCGAATATGCAACACACAGCCATGTGCTGGGGTTTTGAATGTGGTGATGGTTGGTATAACATCATCGATGTTCTCTGCGGCAAGTTGTGCAGTGAATACTATTCAGCCAAAAGTCGCTACGAGTTTATCAAAGACAAAGTTGGGCAAAAGATGTATGGTGGTTCTGGTGATGTTATCACACAGGGCGAAATTGATCTGCGCAAACAAGTCATGGAAGAAGAAGCAAGCAAGGTTCCAGTTGCTTCTCAGGTAAAAGAAAAGTTTGGTGGTCTACGATTCTATGTTCAGGCTGCAACTGATAAACACTACAGCTATATCTCTTTCGCAGAGAGTATGAGTTATCGTACATGTGAAGAGTGTGGTGCTCCAGGTAAACGCTATACTGATGGTTGGCACAAAGTGCTTTGCGAAGTGCATGCAGACATGGATGGTCGTGAACAAGAAGTTGAAGATGAAGGAGATGAATAATGTTTTACGGTAGAGAATCAATCAGCGAGCGCATCGAATATATTCGTGGGCTGACGACTGGTGTAGTCACTATTCCTGCTCCATCCTATATTCATGGTAAAAACTGGACTGATGAGTTGCGTGAGAAAAATGGATACTCGAAACTCGAGGACGGATCTTGGGCAACTCTGATTGACTGTCAGGACTATCTGAATAAAATGGAAAAGGATATGCTTGAAGTATACGATAACTATCAAGATTCATTAAAGAAAAAAGATATCTTGATGTGGAAAAATCGTGAAATGGAATATGGTCTCCGTGTTGCTGGCAAAGCATTGGAGAAGTCACTTGCTATTACTAAGGAGATGATTGATGAGTAAGTATGTTTTGGTCGATACTATTTCGCAATATCGTATGCGTTATATCATTGAAGTGCCTGACAATCACGCTGATGTTACTGAGGAACAGTTTGGTTGTACTGCGATTCAGTGGGCAGAAGATAGCGTGACTCTGGAAGAAATGAAAGAGTTTTCTCAACACTGGTTGGGTGAAACTATTCTTAGCAGCCGTGAGATTGCTAAGGAAGAAATTATTCCAATGTGTGATACCGAAAATGAGTATTGCAAATCTTGGGATGATGAACAAAAGATGAAAGCGTTCGTGACTGAAGTTGGATATAAAAGGGATTGGTAATGTTTGTATTTGATATTGAAACTCTTGGGATTGAATCTACAACTGTTGTTATTTCAGCAGCACTGTTGTGGTTCAATCCTGAGGAACAACCTGACTACCAAAAGTTGTTGAACGATGCTTGCTTCGTCAAGCTGAATGCGAAAGATCAGATTGAAAGGTTCGGCAGGACTGTCAACAAAGATACTCTTGATTGGTGGAAAACGCAACATGAATATGTGCGTAAGGTTAGTTTCGATCCGAGTCCAAACGATCTTCTTGCTGAGGATGCTATCGAACAGCTGACTGATTATATGAATAAGTATCCTACACCTGCTAAACAAACTATGTGGGCACGTGGTTCTCTTGACCAAGTTGCAATAGACAGTCTGTGTATTAAAGTAGGCAAAAATCCAATTACCACGTATAATATGTGGAGGGATGTGAGAACAGCAGTAGACTGCTTCACTGGTTCTACTAATGGATACTGCGATGTTGCGCATCCTACATTCAAACGACACGAAGTTATTAAGCACCACCCAGTACATGACTGTGCGCTGGATGCGATGCAACTAATGTATGGAAAATAAGACTAATGATTATGGTGTTCCGTTGCATGCTTGTAATGGATATCGGCATGATGAGCATTGGTGGGTTTGGGCTAAGTGGCTCATAGATAATTGTGAGCGTCTTGGTTCTGATGGAATCAATGTATATTATAAGAGAAAAGAATAATGCAATTTTACACCCACGTCTTTCCCTTTGGTAACAAAATGTTTGTCCGAGGGTATGATAATGGACGACCCTTCAATCGTAAAATAGATTTCTTCCCAACCCTTTACTGTTCCTCTAAGAAGGAAAGTAATTGGCGCACACTCGATGGTCAGTGCGTTGATGAAGTCAAGCCTGGAACTGTTAAAGAGACACGTGAGTTCGTTAAGCAATACGAGAACGTGTCTGGTTTCAACATCTACGGTAACACCAATTATATCTGCCAATATCTTAGCGACACTTATGAGAGTGACATTCGCTGGGATATGGAACATATTAAAGTCTTCACCATCGACATTGAGACTGCAACTGAATCTGGTTTCCCTGACATCCGTTCGGCGAACGAAGAGGTTCTCCTAATCACTGTTAAAGATCTTCAATCTAAACGTGTAATCACTTTCGGTTCACGTGCGTTTGTTCACAATCGTGATGATGTCATTTACATGCACTGTAAAGACGAACAACATCTTCTGAAAGAGTTTATTATCTGGTGGTCGCAGAACTATCCAGATGTTGTCACAGGTTGGAACATTGGCTTCTTCGATATCCCATATTTGGTGAAACGCATTCAACGAGAGTTGGGTGAAACCATCGCTACGAAACTTTCGCCATGGGGTTATATCAACGAACGCAAGATCTTCATTCAAGGTAATGAAGAAATCTCTTTCGACATTCACGGTATCTCACAACTAGACTATCTTGACTTGTATAAGAAGTTCACTTATACCAAGCAAGAATCATATCGTCTCGATTACATCGCTGGCGAAGAACTAGGTGATGCGAAGAAAGAAAATCCTGGAGATACCTTCAAAGACTTCTATACCAACCACTGGCAACAGTTCGTTGAATATAACATTCACGACGTAGAGTTGGTTGACAAACTGGAAGACAAGATGCGACTGATTGAGTTGTGTCTGACCATGGCATATAACGCCAAGATTAACTACGAAGACGTGTTCTCTCAGGTTCGCATGTGGGATGCTATCATCTATAACCACCTGCGTAAGAAGAACATCGTTATTCCTATGAAGAGTGGCTCCAGCAAGAACGAACAATTTGAAGGTGCGTTTGTTAAAGACCCGATCATTGGTCAACACAAGTGGGTTGCTTCCTTCGACTTGAACAGTCTGTATCCTCACTTGATTATGCAGTATAACATTTCTCCAGAGACTTTGAACAGCGAAAAGATTTCTTGTACTGTCGATAAGTTGTTGAACCAAGAAGTTGACACATCATATGCTAAGCGCAGGGACTTGACTGTTACTGCGAATGGTTGGACATATCGCAAAGACATCAAAGGGTTTATGCCTGAGTTGATGGAAAAGATGTATGTCGACCGAAGCAAATTCAAGAAGCAGATGTTGAAAGTCGAGCAGGAATATCAGAACGACAAGTCTCAGAAGCACTTGCTGAAGGAGATTAGCCGATTGAACAACCTGCAGATGGCTATGAAGATTGCGCTAAACTCTGCTTATGGTGCGATGGGTAACCAGTACTTCCGTTACTTCGATATCCGTATGGCTGAAGGTATTACCACTTCTGGTCAGTTGTCTATTCGTTGGATGGCTAACAAGCTGAATGCATTCCTCAACAAAACTCTGAAGACAGAAGGTAAAGACTTCGTTATCGCCATCGATACCGACTCAATTTATCTGACTCTTGAAACTTTGATTGAGAAGATCTGTGAAGGTAAGACTACTGAACAGAAGATCAAGACCATGGATAAAATCTGCGAGGATGTTATCCAACCTTTCATCGACAAAGGCTATCAAGAACTTGCTGACTACATGAATGCATATTCTCAGAAGATGCAGATGAAGCGAGAGGTTCTGGCTGACAAGGGTATCTGGACTGCCAAGAAACGATATATTCTGAACGTGCACAATTCTGAGGGAGTGCAGTATGCGAAACCTAAACTCAAAGTTATGGGCTTGGAGATGGTCAAGTCGAGTACACCTGCTGTTATTCGTGACAAACTTAAGAGTTCGATCGAAGTTATTCTCGAGGGAGATCAAGCGAAACTACATTCCTTCATTGAAAAGTTTCGTGCAGAATTCAACTCGTTACCTGTCCAAGAAATAGCATTCCCTCGTGGTGTAAATGGTTTACGCCAGTATGCTGGTTCCCCAATCTATGGTAAGGGTACACCTATCCACGTTCGTGGTTCTTTGTTGTTCAATCACCACGTTAAACGTCTTGGTCTTGACAAGAAGTATCAGCTGATTAAAGAGGGTGAGAAGATTAAGTTTGTGTATGTGAAGAAGCCAAACCCATTCAATGAAGATGTGATTGCATTCCCGCAAGTGCTACCGAAAGAGTTTGGTTTGGAAGAATACATAGATTATGAGTTGCAGTTTGAAAAGACTTTCCTTGATGCGCTTCAAACTGTTATTCAACCACTGGGCTGGAAGGTGGAAGAACATGCATCTCTGGAGGACTTCTTTGGATAACATCGTCCCATTATTTTCTACACCAATCTATCAATCAAAGATTGAACCCATCACATCAGATGAGTTGAGTAGAGTAACTTCCTTGATATATGATGGGAAGTACTCTGCTGATAAGTTTGTATTGGACAGAGAAGACTTTGCTTCTTTAAAACAGAAGATCAAGTCTGCCCTCGATCGTTATGTTTATAATGGGTTGTCTGTAGCACCTCACATTGAGTTTTACATAACTAACTCTTGGGTTGTGAAACATGAGAAGGGTGATGCTGCTCAACTACATAGACATGACAATTCTCTTTTGTCTGGCGTCGTTTATATTCAAACAGACGAAACAACAGGAGAGATTGTGTTTGATATTGGTTCGCCATCAAATATCTTTCCACCAGCTATCCGTGTAGAATATTCAAACCTAAATTTGTTTAACTCGCCATCGTGGGCACACTACCCATATGATAATGATATTTTGATCTTCCCATCACATATTCTACATAAAGTCGAACCGAATACATCAGATAAAACCAGATACTCGCTGTCTTTCAATGTGTTCCTTCGTGGTGAACTTGGTAACGACATGTCAATAGTAAACATTAAATGAAGAATATACGCATCATCAAAACTGGATTGAATGTTTCTAAGATACTGAAACAGTTACAAGCACATCCAGAAGATTGGGGTTCACAGAGACAGGTTGATGGTGCGATGTCTATGTTAGATCGTGGTTTCCCAGAAGTAGAAGCAGGTGTTCTACAACTTGTTATGGGTGGCGTAGAATCGCTTGATCAATACGTCGGAGACACAGAGATTTGCATTCCAACTCCAGCTTGCAAACATCACACAGAAGTTATTGGGTTTATGAAGAGAAACTTTGGCAAGTTTTCTCGTTGCGGTTTCTTGTCC